GGGCGCGCCCAATCTCCGCAATCCCTCAGCCCATCCTTCCTCCCTCCCTCATCCCTTAAGACGTCATGTCTCTCGATACTTCCCTCATCCAGACGCAGCTCCGCCCTCACTTCGAGAAGAAGCTGCTGACCACCGCCCAGCACACCCTGGTCTTCGACCAGTTCGCGCGCGACGGCGACCTGCCGCGCAACATCGGCAGCCGCACCGTCCGCTTCTTCCGCCGCGAAGAGGCCGACCTCTCCCGCCCGGGCGCTCCGATCGCCCTCACCGAAGGCGTCGCGCCGACCGTCTCCCGCGACGTCACCTACCAGTCCGTCGAAGTCTCGCTCTCGCAGCGCGGCCAGGTGGCCAAGGTCACCGACGTCGTCAATCACGTCGGTCTCCTGAACTACATGAACTCCACCATCTTCCTGATGGGCCAGGAGTGCGCGCTCGACGCCGACAGCATCATCCGCGACCAGCTCACGGCCGGCCTGAACAAGCGCTACGCCGGCGGCTTCACGTCGTTCTCGGCCCTCAAGGCCGGCACCGCCGCGTCGGCCCGCATCACCCCGCAGGACGTCCTGGACGCCGCGACCCAGCTCCGCGTGAACAAGGCCGTCCCGATCCAGGGCAAGGCCTTCGTGCTCGTGGTGCCGCCGCAGGTCGAGCGCGACATCCGCAACAACCCGGAGTGGCAGAACATGGTCCGCTACCAGTACGCCGATAAGCTCTTCAACAACGAGATCGGCGACCTGCATGGTGTGCGCCTGGTGTCCCACACGAACCCGTTCGTCGAAGGCGCCACGGAAGGCACCTACACGACGAACCACTCGGACGCCGACGCGGTGTTCTCGTCCTACTGCCTGGCCTCCGAGGCCTACGGCGTGACCAAGATGGCCAGCCTGGGCGGTTCCCCGTTCAAGCCGTCCATCATCATCAACGACAAGCCGGACAGCCTCAACCCGCTGGCGCAGTACATGACCGTCGGCTGGAAGTCGTACTGGGGCAGCTGCGTGCTGAACCCGAAGTTCGGCATCACCCTCAAGTCCAAGACGGAGTTCCGCGCCTCCTGATCCAATCCCCGGGGCCGTCCATCCGGGCGGTCCTGGGGACCCCTTTCCTTCAAATAACAAAATCCAATGCCCCAATCCCCTGAATCCAAGGCCGCCGACGGCCTCGCCCTCCTGATCGGCATGGCTCCCTCCGGCGCTTCCGCCAAGAAGCCCGCCTCCGGCAGCCGCTGTATCGTCAGCGTACCCGCCAAGGCCCTCGAGGTCGACGGCCAGCTGCCCTCCGAAGGCGAGACCGTCGACCTCCAGGTCGTCGCCACCGTGCGCTCCGTCGGCAAGTCCGGCGTCACGCTCGAGCTCGCGACGGCCAATGGCCAGCCCATGACGGAGTCCGCCGAGACGGAGGCCGTCGAAGGCGAGACCTCCGCCAAGGACGACGCCGACATGATGCGCGCCGCCGAACAGGCCGACATGGGAGGACTGGCCTGATGGGCCAGGCCTTCACCGTCGGCACCGCCCCCGTGTCCATCGCGGCCGAGGGGCGGCGCACGGCGCTCATCGTGAGCAACCGCGGCCTCCAGCCGGTCGTCTTCAAGATCGGCGAGGCCGGCGGCACGCTCACCTGGGCCAACGGTGTCTGCGTCCTGCAGCCCGGCGGCACCATGACCGTCGACACGGCCCGCGCCGCCCGGATGCAGGTCCTGGCCGTCGCCCAGACCGGCAGCACCACCTTGGCCGTCCAGGAGGTCTACTGACATGATCGGAGTAGAGAACCCCGGCGCCGGCGCCGTCACCGAGATTCTGGCCGCCACGCCCAAGCGAGTCGACCTGATCGCCTCGTCCACCGTGCTGACCGAACCCGGCTGGATCTTCACGGCCCCCGGCAACACGAGCATCACCGTAGCCAACGACTTCGATTCTGCCGTCTCCATCCGGATGTCTGATTCGACCTCGATGGACCGTCCCTCCATCGCAAGCTCGGTCCCCGAAGACCTCTGGAACGACTTGTGGAACTACGGCGGCCGCCTGACCATGCGCTTCGGCAGCACCTTGGCCGTCGCCGGTGATTGCTGCACCGTAGGTTTCGGCGCGCCCGTCAACGCCTCTCGCGGGTGGATTCCCGCCGGCACGAACTACACGCCCTACGTCGGGTGCGCCGTGACCATCAAGCGCACCACCACCGGCTTTGATTTCTACTGGTTCAACGCCGACACCGTCAAGATCGGCACCGTATCGGCGACCACTGCTCAGGCCGTAGACATGGAGATCAAGGCCACCGCGATGTCGTCGCGTCTGGATTTCTATGCCGGAGGGGCGCTGCTAGCCACGCTCAACAACTGGCAGTACATCGACGAGTTCTTCACCGGCGTCGTGGGTGTCCATACGCGCCCCGCCACGCTCATCACCCAGCCCGTGAACATCCGGCGCCTGATGTTCATGGCCTTCGGTGACAACGGTACTATCACCATCCCCACCGTCCAGGCTTCGACCAGGGTCATCCTTCCTTACGACGCCCGCTCCTGGATCATCAAGGTTCCGGACGACTTCCCGCTGAACGCGACGATAGACGTCGTAAGCCGCGGGTGTAATTCCGTGACGTTCGCGCCGGTCAACAAGGCCTTGTTCAACGGCACTTCCACCGCGCTGCATACCAGAGGTAGCGGCCTTATCCTGCGGCTTAACGCGACGCAGGTGGCGGGCGACCCCGGCAACTGGTGGGTGACCGGCTAAGACCATGCCTACCTACGAATACGAATCCGAGGAGCCCAAGCTGAGGGTGATCTGCGTTCGCTCGGTCGCCGACCGCGACAAGCCGATCGTCCTCACCCGGGTCCAGGTGCCGACCGGCATCTCCCTCGCCAATACCGACACGGGCCGCTCCAAGGCTCCTTCCCTCGAGAAGGACATCATGGCCGGCTACGCCAAGCTCGAGGACTCCAAGGGCTCGCGCTACCAGGAGACCGGCGACCTCTTCTCCAAGGACGAGGTCAACAAGGCCTGGCAGGACCCCCAGCCGCCGCCGGAACCGGCTTCCTGATCCATGCCCGTAACGGTCACCATCCAAAGGCCCAACCTGGTCGACGGCGATGTCCTCGACGCGGCGGCGCTCGCCGCCATGACGGCGGTCAATGTCACCGTGGCCGGCGCCGTGGCCTCGGACGAATTCACGGCTTACAAGACTCAGGCGACGAACAGCCTCAACAGCTCCATCTCGTCCCTGGTGCTTGTCCCTGTCGGATCCGTCGTCCCGTATGCCGGCACGACCATCCCGGCCAACTGGTGGGCCTGCGAAGGGCAGCTGCTTTCCCGGACTAGCTACGCTGCGCTCTTCACCGCGATAGGAACCTCATGGGGCGCGGGGGATGGTTCTACAACCTTCGGTCTTCCTGACCTGCGTGGCCGCACTCTTCTCGGCCTGGATACGAGTGCTACCCGCACGCCTGGGGCGGCCGCAATCGGCGCAGCCGCCGGTTCCTCGTCCGTCACGCTAACGACCGCACAGATTCCAAGCCATACGCATACCGTCGACCCGGCGATCGCGACGACCTCGACGGCTGGTTCCCACCGTCACGGTATTTCGGCCAACGTCGTTCTCCAGAAGGCTCAGGTCGGCTATCCCGACGAAGACATCTGGGGCAACGGCTACAACCAGACGCCTGCCTACGCCTTTCCGGCGGACGACCCTGACCGTTTTACGACCACGGACCCGGGTCATACGCATACCATCGACATCCCGGCGACGGCCACCACCGCCACCGGGTCGGGCGGTTCGCATGACAACATGCCGCCGTTCGCCACCATCCGCTGGATCATCCGCGTTCGCTGACCATGGATGCCGGCCAGATAGTCGACCACGCCTGCCGGCTTGCCGGTATGGAAGATGACCCCACGCGCGAGATCGCCTGGGACTTCCTCCGTAACCGCTGGTCCTTGGTCTGGAACGCATACCTCTGGCGCACCGGCATGCGCGCGGCGCAGTTCGGTCCCGACTCGCCCCGTGACCGCCTTTCGCTGCCTTCGCAGCCTGACATGGTCTGTGAGGTCCGTGTCGGCGAGACGCCGTATTTCCCGGAAGCCGATGCCGACCCTTCGGGCCTTTGGTTCAGCCAGGACGGATTGGACGTCGTCCTGACTCCGCCGATGCCGGCCGGCGTGACGGCCTTTGTCCGCTGGAAGCCTCCCGCGGCTGAGCTCGCCGAGACGACCCTCATCCCGCTTCCCGGCGGGGCGGAGTGCCTCTTGGCCTTCGTGACCGCTGATCTCTACGAGTACATGCGTCAGCTGGCCAAGTCTCAGGCCAAGCTTCAGGAGGCCGCCGCGCTCCTGGAGCGTATGAAGTCCGTCGAGATCGGTCAGCGAAGCCGTTCGGCGATGCTCCTTCCCCACGAATCCGTCCGCTGGGACGAACCCCATGCCTGACTTCTTCGTCGATACGCTGGACGACCCGCTGCTCGATGCCGGAGCCAAGGCCTTCACCGCCGTGAACTCGGCCGTGAACCCCTCGGTCATCGACCCGTCGACCCTGCGGGCGGCGAGCAGCATGGTCTTGGAAGGGGACGGGGCATGCCGTCGCCGGCCTGGCTTCGTCCGCGTCGTCGCCCCTGGCAAGCCTGCCGCCACCGCGGCCCATTGGTACGACACGCCTGAGCTCGAGACCCTCATCCTTTGCCGAGGCGGCGCTCTCTTCAGTTATCCCGGCGACACCGAGGGGTTTGAGGAAACTCCGATCGGCCTTGCCGGTCTCGGTTCAGGCCGCGTCCAGCTGGCCCAGCTCGTAAACACGCTCTTCGTCGCGCGACCCGAGGGCGGGCTCGCCTGGACCAGGTTCTTCGAAGGTAACTGGACGACCGGCGAAACCATCGCTCATGACTCGCAAGGCGACCTGCCGCGCTTCGGCTTCCTCTCCACCCATGCCTTCCGGCTCTTCGCCGTAGAGGCGGGCACGGATACTCTATGGGTTTCTGATATCCTTTCGGCCGATGTCTCCGCTGCCTGGAGTCCGCTGCGTACGGTTCGCATCGGCACAGGTGAGGGCGACCCGATCACCGCCATCCTTCCGTTCCAGGAGCAGGGCCTGCTCGTCCTCAAGGAGCATTCGGCCTGGTTGCTCGACGCCTCTGGCGCCGACCCGGCTCTCTGGGCGGTCCGCAAGCTGACAGGGCTAGCCGGCTGCATCGCCGGCCGCACCGCCGTGCAGCTTGGTCAGGACGTCCTCTTTCTTTCCCGCCTAGGCGTGATGAGCCTTTCGGCGCTCTCCCGCAGCGACTCGGTCAGCACCGCCAGCTCAATCTCCGCTCCGGTCCGCGCCGACATCGACCGCATCAACTGGTCGCAGGTATCCGGCTCTTTTGCGGGCGTCTGGCGTCAGCATTACCTGCTGGCCGCCCTTCGCGACAACGAGGCCGTGCCGACGACCCTCCTGGCTTATAATACGGAAACCAAGATGTGGTCGGGCCTCTGGCCTATGCCCCAGGCCTCACTTTCCGGCGCCTGCGTGACCCGCATGGGCGGCCGGCAGGAAACCATGCTGCTCACTGCCGACGGCGGCGTTTGGCGCCTGGACCCTCGCTCCGCCACCGATGGCCTGGCCGACGGCTGGGTCGATTGCTCTGCAGAGACCAAGTCCTTCGACTGGGATGCCGGCCATGTCGGTAAGCGGCTCATGCGCATGGAGGTCACGATGGAGTGCCGCTCCGATGCCGATGTCTCCGTCCGTCTTCGTCCCGACCAGGGAGTTCCCGTCTCCGTCGAGGACATGCTCATCTACCGTTCGCGCTGCCGAGTTCCCGTTACCGTCCCGCTGAGGCTGGACCGGACCGAGATGATCCGCCGCTCCTGGAACTTGCGCCCGCTCCTCGGCAAGCCTGTGCGTGAGGTGTCCGTCATCGTTTCCGCCAGCAGCCGCGGAAGCTTCGCCTTGGGAGGGGTCACGCTCAGCGCGTGCGCCGAGGGAGTCCGATGATCGCCATGGCCTCACCTAAGCTAGCCGAATACCGCGCCGTGCTCCTCGAGCACCT